AAAAGAGTGATTGCAAAGTTTGGTGATAAACCTATTGCATTAGCTTCTGACCATTCTGGTTTTGATGCAAAAGAAATGGCCAAAAAAGTCCTAGATAATAAAGGTATTAAGTATATTGACGTTGGAACTTATGTTGATAAACCATGTGATTACTATGATTACATTAGCCAATCAACCGAGTTGATACGAAACAATACTTGTGAATTTGGTATTTCATTCTGTCGGTCAGGCCAAGGTGTTAACATTGCGGCAGGACAATCAGGTGTGATTAGTGCTTTGACGTTTGATGAATATACAGCAGAGTTTTCTATCAAACACAATTGTGCAAATCACTTTGCTGTTCCATCCAAATATGTGGATGAAGAAAAGTTTTCAGCAATGGTTGATATATGGTTGAAAACAACGTTTGATGGTGGTAGACACTTAACTAGACTCAATAAGGTGTTCAAATGAAAATTGCATTATGTTTCTCCGGCCAAGCCCGTTCTGTTGAAAAGGGTTATGAATATTACAAGAAAAATCTATTGGATCATTATGACGTAGATGTGTTCTTTCACACCTGGAAAGTTGATGATGTTGTGTCGAAGATGGTTGACTTGTATAAACCAGTTCGATACTCCTATGCTCCTTTGTTGCAGTTGGATGTAGATAGAAAATATACCAACACACCAAATGCACAAAAGTATCCACCTAGATTCACTTATTCAATGTTCTTCTCCATGAATAAATGTCGTGAATTAATGACCTACTATTCCACAACAGAAGAAATTGAATATGATTGGGTCATTCGTAGTCGTACAGATTATGCATTGAATGTAAAGATTCCATTTGAAGATTTGACGAATGATATGTTATACATTCCTAATTGTAGAATGGTACCAACTAGAGACTTTGGTAATGACCAGTTTGCATTTAGTTCTCAAAGAAATATGGACAAATACATGTCAACATTCTTGAACCTAGATAACTATTATCATGCAGGTACATCATTTATTGGTGAAAACTTGATGAGAGCCAATCTACATGAACATAATCTATTTGGACCAAAACTACAATATGTTAACATGAACAACCCGTTCCCACCTGGCCCACATAATGGTACTTGGCATTCTTTAATTCGTGATGACTATGACAAGTGGACCAAAGCAAGTTAAAACCTTGAATGGTCATTCTGGTAGTGAAATCTATTTGATGCAGGATGAAAACCTTTTTGTCCGCAAAGTTGGCAATACCAGAAGAAATGTAGAAAGACTCACAACTCTGTGGGATGCTGGGTTTCCTGTACCCAAAATATTCCGTATAAATGATGATTCATTTGATATGGAGTATATTCATGGCTTAGACATGAAGAGTTATCTGATTGCTAACAATACAAGGCAATTAGAAATATTCTTGCACCAAGTATTAGACAATTTTAAAAATAATTGTATAGACTCACACTTTGACTATACACCAGTTTACGAAAAGAAACTGGCTTGGATGGACACAACAACAGAAGTCTTTCCATTTACCAAACAAGAGTTAATTGATAAGCTACCTAAGATTTTACCAAAGACCATGTACTTTGGTGATTTGACGTTAGAAAATATCATACATGCAGACACAGGATTCTACCTGATAGATGCCGTGACTATTGAATATGATTCATATATCTTTGACATTGCAAAGTTAAGACAAGACTTGGAGTGTCGTTGGTTTCTAAGGTATGAAGGAACAAGAATAGGTTCCAAACTTGTAACCATACAAAAAAGATTGCTTAACCTGTATCCACAAGCCAATAATGACTGCTTATTAATTTTGATGTTACTCCGTGTGTTCCTACATACAACAAAGGGTGACTATGAATATAATTTTATTATGAAGGAGATTAAGAGATTATGGAAATAATTGTACCTGCAGCCGGTCTTTCTAGCCGTTTCCCTAACATGAAACCAAAGTACCTGCTATATGATTTTGAACACAAGTTTATGTTGGAGAAGGCCGTTGCACCTTATCTGGAAAAAGGACTTCATATTACGATTGGTGTCCTGAAAGAACACGATGAAAAGTATAATGCTACTAGTTTCATTCGACATGAAATGGGTGATAAAGTAAATGTCGTTATCATTCCAAAAGTGACCAAAGGTCCTGCGGAAACAGTCTACCAGATTCTACAATTGGCCAACATCACCGATGGGTCATTTATGGTCAAAGATTGTGACAGCTTCTTTTCACACAAATACTCAGATGGTAATTACATTTGCACTTCAGACATAGCAAGCCATGAAGTTCTTAATAGACTCAAGGCCAAAAGTTTTGTTGTATCAAATGAACAAGGCATCGTTACCAGTATCATAGAGAAACGTGTTGTCTCCAATAAGTTTTGTGTTGGTGGTTACAAGTTTGATTCTGTAAAAGAATACAAACAAGCGTTTGAATCAATCTCACAAGAAAGAGAAGTGTTTGTCTCCGATGTCATTTCTGTGATGTTACAGAACGGCCATATCTTTTCTGAAAATACTTCAACCAACTATGTTGACGTTGGCACTTCAAAAGAATGGTTTGAATACAATGATAAACCAGTAATCTTCTGTGACATTGATGGCACTATCATCAAAGCACAAAGCCGTGTTGGTGATAACTCATATGATAAAGAACCAACAGTATTGACAAACAATGTTGCTAAGTTATTGGAACTACAAAAGAATGGTTCTATGTTTATTTTTACCACTTCAAGGGAAAAATATACCGATGAAGTTACAAACAAAGTATTACAAAAGTTAGGTTTCGTCAATTATACGTTATTATCTGGATTAAATAATTCAAGGCGTCTATTGATTAATGACTTTGATATTGCTAATCCATATCCAAGAGCAGAAGCTATTAACATTGAACGCAACAGCGACACATTAGGATTATATCTATGAAATTTATTGCACACAGAGGTCTAATGGATGGACCAGACAAAGAACTTGAGAATCATCCAGACCAAATCATTACCGCTTTCAAATTGAACTTTGATTCTGAAATTGACCTTTGGAGAGTAGATGGTGAATTATTCTTAGGACATGATGAGCCTCAATACTTCATTAAGCCTGATTTTCTGAGGCTTCATGGTCTATGGATTCATGCGAAGAATCTAGATGCACTTCATTGGCTATCCACAACAGACCTACATTACTTCTGGCATGAAAATGATGACTTTACAATGACCAGTAGACATTATATCTGGACTTATCCTGGCAAAGAACTAACAGACCGTAGTGTTACCGTTATGCCTGAAACGCTTGACAACTTCTTAGAAGAGCAGTATAATTGCTATGCTGTCTGTAGCGACTACGTTGGATTAATAAGAAAAAATTATGTTACCAAATAAAAACCTGTTCTTTGTAACCTCCGCTATTAAAGCTTTAAATACCAGGTTTTATAACCATGTCCAGAGGTTTGAACAAACCGTGGCCACATTGGATTCCATTAGGCAGAAGGTGCCTGATGCAATTATCGTATTAGCTGATGCATCTGTCTACCACTTGACGAGAGAAGAGAAGGAGATTCTCTTAGCTAAGTCCAATTACTTTATGGATATGAATCAAGTTCCTCAAGTACATGATTACTCATCCAAAGATATGAAGTCTTGGGCAGAAGGCGCTTTGTCATTTAATGCTTTAGGTGTTCTTAAACAACAACCATTTATGGCAGATGTTAAACGAATCTTTAAGATATCTGGTCGGTCATTATTGGAAGATGGCTTTGACCTAAGTGCTTACGATGGTTTGTTTGGAAAATATGTCTTCAAGAAGCGTATTCCAACATGGATGCCTCAACCAATTCATGGTGCTACACATCTATTAATTACCAGGATGTTCTCTTTTTGTCCGTCCTTGATAGAGAATTATATGCAGGTTTGTGTAAAAGGTGAACTATTGTATCAATATATGGACTTTGAGCATGCCACCTTTGTCAACATTCCAAAAGAACATTTAGTAGAATTTGACAAGATTCATGTGTCTGGATGGTTGGCCGGTAACGGCACCATCGAGAATTATTGACTATGTATTCTCCTCAATCTTTGTAGAGTTTGGGCATACAAAGTAAAAAGTATTATAAATAACTTTATGGCAATCAAAGTGTATTGCAAGTCCAAGGAACTATGAAAAGTTTTATCACCTTTTTGAAAGAAGAAGCAGAATCCGAAGAGGGTTCGAAGCTTAAGCACATCCACCATGCAGAGGATAGGCCATTGTTTCATGGTGCTAAAGGATTCGAACACGCTAAAGGTGCATTGATGCAGGCACATAACCACATTAAATCTGGTGGTAACAGTTCTGCTTTGACAATGAAATATGACGGTTCTCCTTCTGTGGTCTTTGGCCATCATCCAGAAAACGGCAAGTTCTTTGTGGCATCAAAATCCGCATTTAACAAGACACCTAAACTCAATTACACTCACGCAGATATTCTAAAGAATCACGGACATGCTCCTGGTCTTATGGATAAACTCCATGCAGGTTTAAATCACCTTAAAAAGGTTGCACCTAAGACTGGTGTATATCAAGGTGATATCATGCACTCCGGTGAAGATTTGGAACCTAAAAGAGGTGGCAAAGTATCGTTTACACCGAATACTATCACTTATACAGCCAAAGGTGATGAAGCTGATAAGGTTAAAAGGTCTAAGATTGGTATTGTGACACATACTCAGTATCATGGAAAAGATATTACTTCCATGAAGGCTGATCCACATCCAGACTTACATAATTTTAAACAACATCCAGATGTTTGGCAAAAGTCACCAAACCATGATACAAGACA